AGAGCCGCTGAGCTTGCAGAGCTTTCAATGACTGACAGAGTTATCTGGCTATAACAGAAGCCAATTAGATATGGGGTAGGTTTATAGCTTACCCCATTACCTAGACGTGAGGAGAATCACATGAACAAAGCAACTGAACTCTGCCATCTCGCAGACAAAATTCAGAAAGATCTTTCCGAGCTTGCACAGTTTTCAATCGCTAGAGACTATACCAAAGCTGGAGAGGTTTTTGACAGAATCATGGATCACACAGGCGATATTAAGCGTATCGCACATCAGGAGGGTAAATAAATGGCAAAAGTAAAACTATCACCACGCAACAAGCAACTCGACACTCAGGAGCTTGAGCGTATCGCTCGCATTATGACCAAAGAATCTCTGCCCGAGCAGTATCACGACGATCAGCGTCAGAAGCAGTGGGCAGACGAGCTTGCCAGACGCATCCACGCTGTCATCGACATGTTCGAGGATGGCGCAGAGGTTGTCACGCAGGCCAAGATCGCAGACGGCATCACTCGCATGTTCGAGAAGATCGCATACAAGGACATGGAGTACGGCACACAGCTCAAGCGTGAGCGTGCCGATGCTCTTCGTTCAGACGTTGGCATTGAGATTACTCAGAATCGTATCGATGCCATTGACGAGGCACTTGAGCAGAAGCGCGTATCGTACTACTCGTCCATGCAAGCTTACAAGATCTGCCGTTGGAAGGTTCGTCCTGAAGTCATCGGACGCAACAATCTCAACTGGGGTCAATACAAGCCCGCACACGAGATGGCTCGTGTTAGACGCATCGAGAAGCGTAACGCAATGACCATCGATACCTTCCGCAACAATCCGACTACCTTCTACGAGTACGCTCGTGACACAGGGTTGGTCGATATGGGCGATGACACATCTTTTGCAACGTCCAGATAACAAAACAGTGGAGTCCCTGGCAGTTCGCTAGGGATTCCACATTTTTTTGCGTGACTGGCAAGGGGGTGGGAGCGCCTCAAACGGAGATACCAATGAAATTTAAGCCAAAATATATCCATTTTAAGTACACAATGATTGTTGTATTGGCCCTGTTTTATGTGTTGCTAATTTTGTCTGCTGGCATTCCAGCCGCATCAGCATTCTTTCTCAAGACAGTGGCTATCATATTGTTTTCCTTGGCACATCTGTATGCCTTGCAGTTAATGAGAAAGCTAATCAGGAGGGTCAAATGGTCTTCTACATCATCGCAGGAATATTCTCAGCATGTGGAGTCCTATTCCTCTTGGCAAAAATGAACTTCAAACGCATTCTTTGGCTTGACGTCCCCATAGATATAGCCTCTACTGCTCTGCTCGTTGTCCTGTTCTTCGGCACATTTGCTGGCATGATGGCGGCGGCAATTGGAGGCGCAATTATCTCACTCGTGCTTCTGGCATCGAAGAAAATGTTAGGATATGAAAAGCCAAAGTGGAAGAAATACAAATTCGTTTGGGAGCATGTTCCTCCCAGATGATTGCGTGGTGACGTTGCTGAATAAGTTTAACAGCTACGCATAGAGTGATGGCGCAACAGGACTAGAGCAAAATGTTTTGTTTCCCATCGCTTGATGACGCAGATACGTTGTACCCATACAATTCTCCGTGCTGTGGGACCGTGGCAAGACTGCGACAAGAGGCAAGACCTGATGCCTCTAACTTAACCATCTCAAACGTAAAGGAGAAAAGAGATGAATTTCGCTCAGATCACAGTTTCTGGTAATGTTGGTTCAGCCCCTGAGATTCGGGATGTTAATGGCACAAAGGTCGCTAACTTCTCAATCGCAGTCAATGAGAACTACACCAAGTCCAACGGCGAGAAGGTGGAAAAGACCCACTGGTATCGTGTAGAGGCTTGGGATGGCTCAAATGGCAAGGGCTTGGTCTCCAACGTCATTGAGAAGTATGTCCAGCAGGGTACGACAGTATTCGTCCAGGGCATGCCGATCATCGAGGAGTATGAGAAAGATGGCGTCAAGCAACGTGCCTTCAAGATCAAACTCGCTGGTGCTGGTTCAACATTCCGCATGGGGGGCAAGTCCTCCTCTGACGGTGCCTCAAGCGCACCTGATGCCATGCCAGCAGGAGGGGATGACATTCCCTTCTAAGTCTGTTTAACTGTTAGGGGGGAGAGCCCCTCCCTCTCTCCCCCCACAACTGGCGGCCTTCGGGTCGCCTTTTTTGTCAGGAGTACAAAATGATAAAGAAAATCTACAAAAACGTCCCAGTCCCGCCTCGCAAAAGAAGCTCAATCAAACAGCTTCTTGAACGTATGGAAAGCGGAGACATGGTGCTCGTCACCAAAAATCAAGCCCAGTCAATGCGTAACATTGCTAACAAGAACGGTCATAAGGTTGTGACTCGCACCGCCTCAAAGAATGAGGTCCGTGTCTGGAAAGTCTCATAATGGACGAAATCTACAAGTGCCTCGATTGTGAGTCATTGCACTTTGGGTACAACAAGCTTTACCATTTTAGCGAAGACTCCGGCGGCTTCTGCATGAACTGCCGGAGTGAGCTTGTTCAACTGGTGGAGAATGAAGATGAGGATAACAAAGAATGTTAAACAAAATCAGACAGATACACTTTGTCAATCGGAAATCGGCATGGATTGGGTACTTCGTCATTGCTCACCTAACACTATCGTTAGTAATTCTAGCATCTCTGATTGGCATCGGGATCAATCCGACCTTGCTAGTATCAGTTCTTGGTGCGCCCCTGTGGATTGGAGTAGCGTTCGCCTCAAAAATGATAACTGACAAAATCATGGAAGACTAAAAAAAGAGGCAGAATAATGTTTGCAAGCGCAACCGTTGAAATATGGACCCCTACATCAATGGGGCTCGAACGACTAGAGGCATCTGCGGCTTTCCATTGGGATGTCGAGAAAGACTGGCCTGTGTTTGTCGCAGAAGTGGCAGACATCGCCGACAAAATGTTGATGAACAACGACCCAAACGAAAGAGCCTATATTGTCATCAAGTTCACAACAAAAGAATGCAAGCTTCAATTCAGAAAAGCAGATAATGGAGAAATAAATGGAAAGACCTAAATCTTTGCATCTTCATAAAATACCGGGACTTATGCCAGATTGCGATCCTGATGTTTATCACTATGAGTGGAGAAACAAATGGTCTGACCTTCAGCAGACTAAAGAATTTTATGAGAAATTCCCTCCTGAAGTTGGTCAGACAGTTGTCATACTCAGCACATATGCTCAAAAGATGGAAAAGCCTGACGTAAAGAAAATTGAGGTTATCCATCAAAAGGGCGGCATAATAGTAAATCATTGCCACGATCTTTACGCTGGAACTCTTTTTTTAAGAGACGGTAAAAATTGGAAAGCTCCACGCTCTCAAGTCTGGCTTTTGCCAGCAGAGCTTTACAAAGACATCCCAAAAAGCAAAGAGGCTTGTCAGTACAATTCACAAAATTACTCTAAATTTGCTGGCCTTCCTGAAGACAAAGAATTGAAGATTCAAGATATTACAGACATGCTTGGTGGCCCTGAAAGATACAAAGAGTCTATCAATAGAATTATGTCTAACGGCAAATCTTATACCGAAGCCAAGGAACTTCTAGCAATGGAGTTAAAAAGAGAGAGAGCCTCTGTGGGTAGAGGCTACATTAGAGCCTTAACTCGCACACAGAATAGATACGGTTTAAAACTTTCTTGAATGGAGGGTTAAATGACCTGCAATGTAAGTTACATTGATAGCTCAGTAACACTAGAATGCTCAAAAATAACCATAGAAACGAAAGATGAATCCTTTATTGTTACTCGATTCTATGACGATCAATCACAGTCAGCAGTACACAAAGTTTATCTTGCACCGCCCTTGGATTCTAAGTTTGAGTATTTCAGCGGCAAGATAGAATCCGGAGACAACTACATTCTAATGGAGGCAGTCAATGCACCAGATGATTCCACTGAATCAGCTTAAACACACAGAGAACAATGTAAGAAAAGTCAGCGCCTCAAAGGAAGGCGTCAAGTCACTAGCCGCCTCAATCGATTCACAGGGCGTACTTCATAATCTCGTTGTAAGGCCCAATGGTAGCGGTTACATCGTTGTTGATGGTAATAGACGCCTCGAAGCTCTAAAGCACCTGTACGGCGATTCCTCGGCTAATGAAGTGCCTTGCGTCATTATGAATGACGTCAATGAAACAGAGGTTGGACTTCACGCTAATATGATGCGTGAGAACATGCACCCTCTTGACGAGTGTGACGCTATCTATGCTCTCGTCAGTGACGGCGAAGAAGACTTTGACTCTGTTGGCAAGCGTTTTGGTCAAACAACCAAATGGGTCAAACAGCGCATTAGCCTTGCCGAACTTTCAGACAAAGCCAAAGAAATGTTTAGAAACTATGACTTTGGCATTGGCGTTGCTATGGCTCTTACACTTGGCGACAAGGACAAGCAAGACAAATTCCTAGAAGCCTATTCAGGTCAGAAGCTAAGCGCAAGCTGGGTTAAAAACAGCATGGTCGGCGGTAAGATTTCTGTTGACAGAGCCTTGTTCGACTTATCAGACCCAACGCCTCAAGAGGTGTCTGACCTTGGTATCGAGTCTGACTTATTTTCTGACGAGCGATATATAACAAATATTGATGTATTCGAGTCTTATCAGGAGCATCACATCCACAAAATGATCCAAGACTTCAGAGATGAGGGGTATATGGATGTTGTGTATCTCAAAGATGAATACTGGTTTGACTCACCAGCTACACGAGGATTCAAGTTAGTTCAAGAACACAACGAGGACTTGTATTCTTGTGAAGATCTCATCATGCTCGTGTCTTACAACACACACTCTCACAGCCTCTCAACCGTCAAGATGGTTCCTGTAGAGCTAGAGGAGCAGACGGAGCTTGACGCCTCAGAACAGCCTGAAGAAGAAGTAGAGCTTACGCCTATGCTCATGTCAAAGCCTCAACAGGATCTTCTCAAGGGCTATCATGGTGCTTTTGTAAAGGATTCTATGTGGGATAATTACCAACATCACATGATAAAATTTATGAAAGCTCTGCTCTGCCATAGGAGGCTGGGCTATACATACTCAACTATCAATCGTGTCGGCAATGTCTACGCTGACTATCAAAATATGTTCCCGCCGCAGGAGGAGCCAGATGGCTACACTAATCCTAACTATGAAAATTATATCAACGAGCATATTCAAGCTTGCCAACTTGCTTACGATAATAACGGCACAGCTCCTCTCGATTACTGCCTCGATCTCACTAATGAGGAACTTGATAAGCTCTTTTGTGCGATCTGTCTTACGTCTCTTTCAAAGCATGACATGCTCAACGAGGTCGTCAAAAGAAACATCCCAGACTTTACTACTGGGGGTGGATGGTTCAAGCCAGACACAAAATGGCTCAACAAATACAAAATAGAGCAGATCTCTATGCTTGAAGATTATGTATTTGGCAAAGTATCTACAGGCACAAAGAAAGAGCGTGTTCAGGCCTTATCAGATCACTTATCTTCAGATCCTGTCTTTGATCCGTTTGGCAGTTGGCCACAGCTCAAGCCACAACCTGAAGTTGATGCGTTCGGCGATTAGCCGCAATTCAAACCCCAATAGGCGATAAGAGCCGCTTCAGCTACACCATCTTCGCACTTTAACTGCCACTTGTGCGAAAGACTTGGAATAAGCTGAGTGGCTCTAAGCCTTGCCAAATCCTTTTCCTTCGGAACATTCAGGTCTCCCTTCCATTTGCGAGGGGAGACTTGCTTGTACCTGATGCCCATAGCAACAAGAACGCCTATGTAAAGACCAAAGCCAAATCCTGTCTTAAATGTTGAAGACACGCCTTGGCCTGGCATTGCCTGTTGCTTTTCTATATAGACAATATCTGGCTTTTTGTCGTGAAGCATCTCAACAACCGACACAAGATCAAGATACTTTCGTTTCTTTCCACCAATTGTGTAGGTCTCAACAGGAACACGGCAACAAGAAGGCATATCGCCTCCAAGAAAAGCAATTCCACCATTGAGGCCGGGGTCAATCCCGCATACAATCATCTTTAGTCTCCAGCTTTATTTCGCAATCAAGAGCCTCTGCCCAACAATACGCATTAAACAATGTTGGCTTTCTGTTCCCGATCTCCCACTTTGCGACAAGACCCGGAGCAACGCCAATCATCTGGTCAACCGCAGGCTGTGTCAGCCCAAGGTCATACCTACGCCGTTGAAATTGCTTAATAAGATTGGAGACAAAAAGCTTTTCGTTCATTGCTTTCCCCATTCACCTGAAGCCAAGTATATGCCAATGTGAATTGATAAACAACAGGAGGCTATAATGCCAAATATGACCAAAAAACATTTTGTGTGGTTAGCCAAAGAAGTAGCTCCAAACATTAGGCCAGAGAAGATAGCCGAATTTGTAGCTACTGTAGCTACATTTTCTGGCAACCCTAACTTTGATGAAGACAAATTTATTGATGCTCTTGAGTCAGCATCCCTTGACGAAAGAAGCCAAAACGATTTGGGGCCAGAGGACTACAAATGGTAAAGCCAAGGAACCCTTACTACAAAACGCCTCGTTCTCAGGTCATTCCAAATAAGAAAAAAGACACGCCTCCACATGATGACTTTGAAGAATACGAAGATGACGGTCAGCCAGACGAACTTCAAGAATGGCATGACTTTGACCCCGATTGTTAAGGAGTAGATTATGCTTACCGAAGCTCAACTTAAAGAACGTGCCACATACATTGGCTCATCAGACGCTAAAACAATAGCAAGCGGAGACATTGCACAGTGGATGACTCTTATGCGTCAAAAGACAGGAGAGGAAGTATGGACTCCAAACAAACACACCCAGTTCCTTATGGACACAGGTTCGTATCTTGAGCCCTATATTATTGACAAATGGGCTGAGCAAGAAAAAAGGCAAGTCAACTTTCGTGGTGGCGGCAAGACTATTCTTCGTAACGGCATTCCTTTGCATTCTACCTTTGATGGGCGTGTTGTTGGCGATAACGCTCCACTGGAAATCAAAGCACACTTCGGCTTCAAAGACATGGACGAGCTTGCTGAGTTCTATGCTCCTCAGTGCCAGCATCATATGCTTGTTAGCGGCGTTGATAGATGCTATCTCGTAGCCCTGTTTGGGGTTCGTTGCCGTATGGAATGGCGTATGCTTACCTTAGACCAGTCTTGGGCCAGCATGTATCTCGACAATTGTGTCAATTTCTGGTCGATGTATCAAAACGGCACAGAAGCCACTCCAATGACAATGCCTCCACCAGATCATTCAGATATGTTCGTAATGAATATGCGTGACATAGATGGGTGGACTGAGGATGACGACCATATCTTTGGCTTTCAGGCCCAGCACATCATTGACGCAAAATACGCCGTCACTGTTGGTGATGAAGCCAAGAATATGTTCAAAGCAAAGATCCCTGAAAAGTGTAGGCGAATGGATTACGATCTTGGCGGCAACCTTCAAGGCCACAAGATTCGTGTCACACGCTCACGATCAGGAACCTTAACCTGCACACACATAGCTCCAAAGGAGGAGAACGATGCCTAGAGGAAGGCCTAGAAAGAAAGAGCGTTGGGAAATTGAAATGGAGAATAAAATAAAAAATAACAAAGACTTGATTGCAAGAATGTCTGAACATCAAAAAGATTCTCTAAAGAATATTATGTTTTCTGTGAACAACCTTATGGAATCTTATAGATGTCTTTCGCACCCAACCTATGAAGAAATAGTCAACCTTGACAATTCATATTGGCAAATAAAAAACGCATTTGAAACTGGAGAAAATAAAAATGACTGACTCAATATGGCATAACCTATCACGCTTTGACGTATCCAAGGAGGTCGAGCAAAAAGGTCGCTTCGACTATCTCTCTTGGGCTTGGGCATGGGCCTACGTCAAAGAGAAATACCCAACCGCCACATTTGAAAAGCACATCTTCCGTGACAATCAGGACAACCCGCTACCATTTATGCGTGATACCAAAGGTCACACATATGTAGCTGTCACGGTTACTATTGATGGGCTTTCTCATACGGAGATCCATTATGTTATGGATCACAAGAATCAATCTGTTGTTCATCCCGATGGCGGTCAGGTGAACAAAGCTTTGCAACGCTGTCTTGTCAAGGCAATCGCATTTCACGGACTTGGCCTTAATGTTTATGCTGGTGAAGATTTGCCTATGGACTTGGACGAGCAAGACGGTACTCTTATCATCAGCGATTTCAGCAAAGCTAAGTCTATTGAACAGATCGATGATATGTGGCGCAAACACGCATCGGCAATCAGTACGCTTGGCAAGGTGGCAAGGGCAAACGTGACTGATGAGTTCAAGAAAGCGAAAAACAAACTCAAAGCGGCCTAAGACGATAAGGTATGAAACGTGTCAGTGGTGCAACAAATGGTTTGCTCCACTGCACGAACCTTTCATTGTCTTTGGCTCGAAGGAAGTCTCCTGCCTTAAATGCTATGAGGTAGGGGATACTTCTTCCCTGCCCTCTGCTTACGAAAATAAAAAGAAATACATAGACATAAAATGCTAGTTCAAGACACAACCGCTGAGAACGAAGCTTTAATAAAACTTTTGTCATCAACAGCAAGAATATTCGGGTCAGAAGCAAGCGTCTCTCCACAGTCCATATGGGTGAGAGGCACTGGCCTCAATTCACATAAACGAGACCTGATGATAACCCTAGAAAAATTAGACTTTGAGCGCACCATGCTTTCAGTTACGATCACAGATGACAACATCGGCAAGTCAATCTACGTTATGCTTGGGTATGTTGACATCATAGACTCTGGCTCTTTTGCTTCACTTGTCTGTTGGGTTATTGAGCGCATTATGGATGGAGGCGGTTCTACCGTTAAGGTACTCGAATGACAAAAATACAAATCATAACTGAGTTTGATGCTTTAAGGTTATATGACGATATGTGGGATGAGACCTACAATCTGGTGTCCCTCGGCAATCTAACATTCCAGCCAAGCAGAATAGTTAAAGAGCTTGACCCCATAGCCTACAGGGTTGGCTTCCATGAATGGTGCGAATCTGTAATGGAAGACGACATCCTAGTAGACGGCATTACCTATGAAGAAGACCAAACAGAAATTGTCTTTACGCCTGAGTTTGGTCAGGACACAAATGTGGTTCCATTTACAAAGAAAGATTAGCCATGAAAGCTTACCTTATTGACCCTAAGAAAAAAACCATAGAGCAAGTAGATTACTCTGGTGACTTCAAACAGATATATGAGTTCCTCGATTGCCGTGCTTTTGACATTGTGCGTGTTTATGAAAACGGCGATGTAATATATGTGGACGATGAAGGGCTATTTGTTGATGAGCAACACTTCTTTATCCACAGAAACTACCCAACGCCTCTTGCTGGCAAAGGCCTTATCGTAGGCACAGATGAAGAGGGTGAGGATCAACAGCCCAAAACGTCATTTGAGGACTTTGAGAATGACATTAAATGGGTTGGAGATAGAGTTGACGTAATGTCAGCCGCTAAGCTTTCGCCCAATGATGAGTTTAGGCATCTGTTCTTTATGTAAAGAAAAAGGGGCTGGTTAAGGTCAGCCCCTCTTTCCCCCGCCACTGCTGAGTCGAGCAGTGAATTACATAGTATCAGAGAGATGTCAGGATGAAAACACCCACACCAAGAAGAAGAAAAAAAAGATACATTTCTTTAAGCGAGATCTGCGTTGAGCATCAGGACAATCTAAACAAAACAAGAGTTAGAGCAGACAGGAAAGCTTGGCAAGAGGCCACAAAAAACTTGCCTGACGATGCTTTCTCCAATGATGTTCCAGACGATACAGACAAGTTTGGCTCATACTCAAGAAACCTGACGCCAACACTTTCAGTATCTTATGAAGAGAGGTTTGACTACCATGAATAGAGATGATGTTCTTTACAAAGCCTTGGAAACAATTCAAGAAAGAGGCGAATCATATGGTGACGCCTCTAAAAGCTTCATGAGAATAGCTGATATGTGGGGAACTTTCCTCGACCAAAGAATCACACCAGCAGAGGTGGCGATTATGATGATTATGCTGAAGATCGCAAGGCTAGAATCATCTCCAAATCATTCAGATTCTTGGGTAGACATATGCGGATACGCCGCACTTGCCGGAGAAATTACTTCTGAATCTGATAATGTAAATAATCGGCACCCTCTTTAGGGTCGGCAAAGCACTGAACCCAAGAGATAGGGCTTGGATTCCCAGGATTTATAACCTGAAGAATTGATTGCCCAAACTTCTGTTGCTCAAAGCCCTTAACAAAAGCATAAGTGTCGTGATATTTGTAGCCCCTCGCCCTTGCAAGCCAAACAGCTTTCTCTTGTTCAACAAGCTCGATTTGGGATAAGGCCCAATTGTGACGGTGACCTGATATATATAAGTCAGCACTGCTTTTTAGCTTTGCCATTTTGCCTTGTGCATGAAGCGGGTTAAACTGAGAATGCCCCGGCATATCATGTGCGGCGTGTATTCTGCACTTTCTTCCGTTGGGGAAGTTTATCTGTATTCTTGCTTCCCAATCTTCCATTATTGTGTGAGGCTCCGCTATCCACTTGAGAGGATCTCCTGCTCCTGACCACATATCGTGGTTTCCTCCTATAAGGATCAGGGGATTCATCTCTTGGATCATCCATTCAACAAGCCTCCAAGCGGTTTTATGAGATGTGTCTTGTTCTCCATACAATCGACCTAACCTGCCGACCCAATTGTTTTGCTGATCTCCAAGAGAGCAACCGTAAATATTTTGGTTGTCTCTTACAACATCAAGATGCTCCTGAAGAGCATCCCAATCGCAGTGAGAGTCGTCTATATGAGGATCTCCAAACCACAAAAGCCCAATAGGTTCATTGGACTTCATGTTTATCTCTATCCACTTTTTAGATTCTTTGTGCTTCTTCTTCTGCTTAAAGCGAGCATGAAGATGATCGATTACTTGCTCGATGGGAAGGTCAGGATCTTGTAGCTTTGTTATGCTATAAGAGCTTGCTTTAGCCTTTCTTGCCCATCTGCTCAATGTCGTTCTTGGTATGCCGCTTTGTTTAGATGCGGCCCGAATAGACCCATAAGTCTCAATAAGAGCAACTGCCTCTTCTTCCTTATCAATCATTTTCTTCCCTTAAACTTGTCAAGCCCTTTAATACCTAATGCGGCACTACATACAAGGAAAAGCAAATATTGATACCACTCAGGAAGCTCATTTAATCTAGCAAACCCAGCTTTAACAACATCCTCCATCCCCGGAACAAAACAAAGAACAGTAGGAATCAATACAACAATTGTAACAGCTTCGTCTTTCCAACTGTTTTGAGTAGACTGAGCCATGATTAGCTCCCACTTACTATCGTTAGCGGATGCGCTTTTCATCATTTCAGCTTCAGCTTCAGCCTTAGCTACTTTGGCTTTTGTATTAGCTGTCTTCTCTTCAACTTTGCCCTGAAGCCAGCTTGATGCCAGATTACCCACAATTGGAATAATTGCCTGTATCATATTATTGCAGTCCTTTCAGCCACATGACCAACATTACAAGAAGACCAACGCCTGTGGCAACAGCTAATATAATCACCATTATTTCGATAAACTTACGTCTGCGCTCACGTTGTCTGTAGATAGTCTCCTGCCTCTGTTTGCGGATAGAGCCTTCCATTTTAACAAGCTCATCCCATTTAGATTGTCCGTAGGTATACTGGATGTACTGCTTTAACTGCGCCCTCTGTTCCTCTGCCTTGCTTTTGGCAGCAAACGCCTCCATCGCTTCAGCCTCAACAGACTGGCCAGCGAATAGCTTCTTGAATATCGGCGGGTTCTTGGCTTCCTTTTCTGCCTGTTCTAAGTCCGAAAGCGCACCCATCCAGCGTGACAAATCACCAGCCATCTCCTCGATAGACCTTGCGACTTGGAAGCCTCGTTGGATTGTGGTGAAGGCGGCTGATGCTGTTGCGGCGGCAGAGATGGGGTCAATCATAGATGCGTGTCCCTTCCGGCACCAGCTTGGGCAAGCAGTAGGCGGTTATGTTGGAACCCTGCCGATGAAGCGTCTGAGCGTACCAGACACAATCGGCAAGGCTACGAAAGTAG